CGCCGCGCTTAAATCCATTGACGCCCGTTTTGACGCGTGGGTCGGACATCGGCATCGACATTGATGTGCCGCTTGATGTCGTCGTCGAACCATACAACGGACCAAGCGACCCATACATATCCGCCAACCATTGTGTGGTCATGAAAGGGTATGCTTTTTGTTGCAGCCACTGATTATACATCGCGTCTTTTTGTGCTTGCGACGTTTGCTGCAATGCTGTGCCTGCGCCAAAGTAATTTTCTAACGCGTTGCCAATACCTGACTGCAATCCAAATCCGAGATTGCCCATGCCTTGCGCGACATTCGACACGCCGGCTGCGTTCTGCCCGTATTGCTGCGCCGCCTGCATTTGACGAGAAAGGTCTTGCTGCTCTTGCGCCTGTTGCGCCGTGTAGTTTTGATACTTCTGCGTGCCGAGGCCAGCCATTTGCTGACCAGCCGCAAGCGATCGACCGAGGTCTTGATTGCGTAATTGACCGGCCTCTGAACCAATTTGGCCAAGAGCCTGACCAGCCGCGAGTTGACGCTGTAGATCCGCTTGGTTCATGCCACGCGTTTGTTGCGCAGCCCCTAATGCCTGCGCGTAATTCTGGTTCTCTAATCCGCCTAGAACATTCGCATTGGCGAGCGTTTGTTGCTGGTTAAGATTAGCCGCCGCAATGCCAGCGCGATCGCCACCAAATGCGCCTGACTTAACTGCATTTCCGAGCGAGCCGGACATTGCCTGCTCGTTTTGTTGATTGAGCAAGCCCATCGTCGAATTGATGACTTGCGACTGATAAGGAGATTCATATTGCTGAATTTCATTGTAGCCGACAGGCGTCGTCCCCTGACCGCCCTGACCAATTAATCCGGCGCCACCCTGCAAGTATGGATTGCCCACGTCTAAGCCGCCAGGAGCATTCGCGGCCTTCCCGTATTGATCCATTGCGTTGTTGTAGTAGCCGCCCGTTATTGCATCAGGCGCACCGTAATTCGCAACAGACTGTCCAGCCGCGCTGCCGGCCATAGCATCTGACATGCCGTAGAGTTGATCAGCGCCATTGTATTGTTGCGCGGCGTTCTGAACAAAGGGCGTTGCCGTCTGCAAGTTAGCGCCCATGCCACCAAGGCCGGCGTATTGGTAATCGTTAAACGGCGCGACGAAATCATTCGGGTTGTTGGAATAATTTTCCCAGGGCGTGTCAGCCGCAGCCTGCGCTCTAGGATTAATAGAGCGATACATCTGCAAGACTTCTTCCGGCGGCGTCACGGTGGACGTGCCGTTAAACATCGTCATTGATGGCCCTTGACCGCCACCACCGCCACCGCCCATTCCCATACCCATAGTCGTATCCTCTTACTCAGCCGCAGCTAATTCTGGCTCTTTGTCCTGCGTTGGAACAAAGCCGTCCTTGTGATGCTGCCGACCATATAAAAAAAATGCACCAGCTTGATCGCCAAGATAGTGTTGATACATGCGCGCCTTACCCTTGAAGCCAATTGACGTTGAGATGCCAACGGTGAGAGGCATTTTCATTTCATCTGAAACATGCTTCGCGAATTCTATAAGCTTACCAAAACGTGATTTTACGCCACCGTATAAGCCTAATGTTCTGCCAAACTTGCGAAACTCTGGACGCACATAAACAATTCTCTCTTCAAGAAACTGCTCGTCGGAATACCAGAGGTTAGTAATTTTAAGGACAATGCCGCCCTCAATTCTCTCGCCAGGTTTGCCGATCACACCAATGATGCCACCGTCGCGATGCAACGCAGGCCAAATGTCCATAAGCAACTTCTCTGGATTTGCTTTCGCAATTCCAATTTCATTGTTCGCAGCAATGCCCATGTCCATAAGCTGATGAACGTCTTCTGGCGTTGCTATGCGAACCTTAAATTCTTCCGTCATCGTCACCTCTTTCAGTCTCGCCGAGGGCCTGGTAGCGCCTTCAGAGTTTTGATTGTCTTGTCTCGATACTTAATGATGAAATCATCAAGAACCTTGTGTCCCTCATCCAAGTCGCCGCCACCTATTCGGTTCTGTATAGTCTCTGGAGACAATGCGTATTCGCCGCCAGCAACAACGACTTCGGTTTGTGGTTCGCCCTCCTTGTATTTTTGGCGCCCAAAATATCTGTTCAAAGCATCAAAGCCCGCGATGGTGTTTCCCTCGCCTAATGCAGAAACAATGTCCGCCGTAAGCACATACGCCCCCGCCGGGACATTAATCGGCAAGTGATCCGTTCTTCCACAGACATTGCTCGGTATGGGTCCAACCCAAACTTTTGCGGCGTTGCCCATGTTAATTCCCCGAATATGTAACGGTCACGGCCTGCCCCTTGCCGGGAATAACCGTGATGCCTGACGTAACAGCGAAACTCACAATCGTGACGCCCTCTTGCTTTGGAAGAGCCATCAACCGCGTTGTGTCATCCAACTTGTCGGTGGAGGCCGCGTCGTGAATGAAGCCAATCTCATCGCCGGAGACAACAATTGAAACACTGCACAATGTGCCCGCGCCCGTATAAACAACACCGGGCGCCACAAGACAGGATGATGTATTCGAGCCATGCTGCTTGCGCGTTAAATCGCCCCACGTCTGATTAAGACCGTTGGTGGCAACAACACCGTTCTTCTGCGCAGTGAGCATGTCATCTGAAGTAGCGATAGCGGCCTCCTGTGCGCCTAAAACTTTCCATCTTGTGAGTAACGATAACGGCAGGCGCCGATACGCCAGAACGAGCCCTTGTCGTTGCTCTCAACCTTGATCGAAACAAGACGCCCACGAAATCGCGGCGTGATAAACTCGACGCGCTTGTTCATGGGATAAGGACCGTATGCCTTTGGTTTGTCGCCGGGGTAATCAGTGACGTAAAACGTCAATTGCAACTGCGCGTCTTGAGCGTTTTCGTAATAGCCCCACCGGAAATCAGGCCACACCTGATCGACAAACATCTTAAACTCGCCCTCGCCCATTTGAGCGTAGCCAGTTTGGAAGGACGCGTTAATCGCCTGCCCGTCTGCGTCTTGTGATGTCTCATGCTGGTAGATGAATTTATCAGCGCCAGCGCCAATTGGCGGGCCAAAGACTGACTGATTAATCCACGCCGTTCGTCCCAGCTTGCCGTAGTCCCAACAGTTTAGCTGCGTGTTAAACTTGGCGTAGCTGTCAACCTCGCCCTTGCCGCCGCTCTTCGACGGGTAGAACCACTGCACTTCGCCAAAATTGCTGTTCGCCGCAAAGCGTATCTTGGACACATTGTCCGTATCCAAGTCTTGGAATATCGTGTCCCAAATTGGACAAGGGATCGTCGTGACGCCCTCGCCCGCCAGCATGAAAAATTGAGACGCGCCCATCCAGTAGATGACGCCGCTCAATGAGCCAGCCGCCTTTCTGGAAATCAATCCGCAGCCAACACCAATCTCGTTAAACGAGTAGACGTAAGGCAGGCCGGTGTATTGCATCGCCCACAGGCCGAGGTCCGTCCAAATCAATCCTTGTTGTGGCCCCTGTAGACCGCCAACAATCTTTGAGCCCTTCGCTATGCGATAAGAGCCCGCTTGGTTTGTTACTGTTCCAGCCCAGACATCGTAATTGCTAACGTCACACCAGCGAACAAGCAGCGGGTCTTGTATGCCGTTGAACGTAGAGCCCCATGTAATAATCTGACGTTGTGGCATGGCGACAAAGCAGCCGTCATTTGCAGCCGGCGCATTCGCAACAATCTCAGCCTTCAGTGTTCCTGATGTTGGCGACCACTTGTAAATCGGCCCGCCAACTGGACACGCAACAAGGTCTTCACCCCAATTGTCCAGCGTCCAATCACTCGCCGCAACAGGAACGGAGCCGTCAGACGTTGTGTTTGGACCACCAACGCCGTAGCCACCGACGCCGTAACCACCAACACCATAGCCCGTCGTCACGCTCACATGCTGCGGCTGCGTGTAATACTTGTAGTAGGGACGATTGTTGTTGAGGATCGCTTGTGACGTGAAGAAATTGCCCGGCGTTGCAATGTCGCCCGTTGCCGTCGAGGAGAGAACAATCCTGTTCGATCGACCACCCGCAACAGTCCACTGGCCGTTGTAGCCACTTGGCGAAAAGCCATCCAGCGTCAGCGTGTCCCCAACATTAACGATGTAATCGCCAAAATAGCACAGCGTCACTGTGGTGCCGTCGCCGCCATCAACCTTGAAGAACGTGCCGAGGCTCGACATGCTATTCCAATCCAAATTGGATGAGAATGTCACCGTCGTGGCGTCGGCGGATGAGACTGTGTAGACGCCGTCTCTCTGAGGCAGCGAGCCAACAACGCGTATCTTGTCGCCTGCTTGCAAGCCATTAGCCGCCTGCATTTTCAGCCTGACGTTAAATCCGTCACTTGATGCAGACACAGGGACGCCCACAAGAGGCGCGTCACTCAGCGTGAATGACTTGTTGGATGAAATGTTAAACTGATCCTTGTTCGACGGATCAGTGATCGAGACGATGTAATTGCCGTAGAGACGTATGCCGCCGACATCCACCGGAATGAGGATCGTGAACGTGTCGCCGTCGCTGTAGCCGTGCTTCGGGAACGTCACCAAGACGCTTGAGGAATTGCGCTGGAAGTTAAACGTCGGGACAGCGCCGCCGTCTGTATCGTCAGTCTTCGCAGGAGTTGGCGCACCAAGTAGGTTCTTCGCCGTGATCGAAAATTGATCGCCTGTGTAAGAGTCGACAACGTAGCTGCCGAAAAGCACAATGCCGCCAACGCTAATTTGCGTCTCAATGAACACCACGTCGCCGGGGATCAGGTTGGCGTTAGGATCAGTGACCTTCACATGCGGTGAGCCGGCAATCGTCGTGCAGTAAACGTAGTCGGGCTGACTGATGCGATAACGCGGCGTGATGATAATCTGGTCGTTGCCTTGCAGGACGTAAAGCGAGTCGCCGGTGTATATCCTGCCGAATTGCGTTACCCGGCCAAACTCACCGCATCTAAACGCAACCTCACCCGGCTTGGATTGCAGAACCTCGTAAACGCCGTTGTAGCCTTGCGGGATGAAGCCATCGACAACAATCGGTGATGACACAGGATAGACCGTGTCACCGACATACTGGAATATCGCCTCCGCGCCATTGCCGCCACCGGAGATGGTTTGCTGCGAGACAGTCTCACCACCAACGCCAAGCCACTTGTCAGCGTTCGTGTCTTCCCACGCCCACAAGGCGCGAGCCAATGTGCTTATCTGTGAGGCGAAAAACTTTTGCCAGCCGCCAAGTTTCTGAACGAGGCCGAGCCCCTCACGATCAGGCGTGAAACGAACGAGATTAGAGTCAGACAGCGCCACTTCGTTCAGCGCCATTGTGCGTGTCTTATTGACGCCCGGCTGAAACTTTAGCGTTGCGTGGGCCATACGTTACCCTCGCGTCGGAGAAGCAAGCGGCGACGGCGTTTTGGATGACCAAGCCGATGCCTGGAATTTCTTTCTAAATTCTTCCCCGGCGGCGCCCTTCATTGCCGTCATGTAAATCGTTTCCCACGACACAGGCATCTGAGGATCGTTCGCAGCCGTCGCGCCAAAATTGCGCTGATAGCCACTGACGTAAATCATAGTTGCGGCAGAGAGTAAGTCAGGCAAGTGAATACTAATGAACGTCGTTAGGTTCGTTTGCGACATACTGTCAGGCCTAATTGTGCCGATTATTTCTAAAGGATAGGCGGCGTCTGGAAATGGGCCAACAATAAACGTCAGATTGCCTTGGCTATTGCCTACAGGAGCAAAATACTTTGGCACACCAACATTGGCTGGGTTGGAGCATGTCGCGTCAATAAACTCACGCGTTACTGGTAACAAAGGATTGCGCGTGCCGCTGTCAATGCTCGTAGCGTTTTGCGGCGTAATGACGTTGATTTGCTCTGGGACAACAAAAATGTCCGAAGGAATTGTTATGTTACGACTGTTGGCAGTAAGCTTAAATGATGCGTTGGCAACGGATGAAAATAAAAAGTCGAGCTCACGACAAATCCGATTCTCCGCATAAGTAATTGCTTGCGGGAGTATCGTTACGAAGTTCGGATCCGTTTGATCAACAACCGCCATTGTAGCGATTTGGGCAATGAAGCTGCTCGTTCCAGGAACAGAGCCGTCGTAGGAATAGCCCGTCGTCATAAATTAACGTAGTTGATACGCGACACAGATCACATGAATAGGCTAACCTTTTACAATATTTGAGTTATTTGTGTCCACCAAGGGAGTAGCTATTTCCCATCCCTTTTATTGGGTGTTGGTGCTGGCTTCGTTATGACTTGCGGGAATTCTAATTGAGGATACAGATCAGGCGCTGGACCCTTGTCTTTGCACTTCAACGCCATCTCAATCAGGCGATCATACAGATCAGCGCGCTGCGCATCTCGTGCAGCTATGTATGCGTAGATTCTCGCGTCGTTATACATCGCATAATAACCCAAGCCGCCCAAAATGATTAGAAGCAAGAGGACCATAGCGATTAATGTTGGGTTCACCTTGTAGGCGTCAAACACACGGTTAGCGACAGTCGTTACCGTCCCGCTGTCCCGATAGATAGTTTCTTGGGTGTATCTAGGCTCACGTCTGGGAGGCTGCGGCTTATCCATTAGCCCGTCCGAGCAAATTCGCCATAAATCCTTTCGGCGGCTTCCTTGCTGGCAGCGTGTGCTTCTTCGGGCGTTGCATAATATCCAATGTGCTTATCGTTTACCACTACCCTATAGCGTCCTGTGGACTTGGTAAAAAATACGCACTTAAAACCTGTCGTATTGTTCTTTTGCTTGCCTTTATTCGCCAAGTTTTGCGAGCGTGACGCCAATCGTAAATTGGAGAATCTGTTATCACTTTTGTCGTTGTTAATGTGATCAATGTCTTCAACAGGCCAATCGCCCGTCATGTAAAGCCACACAAGCCTATGGGCATAATACTTTTTGTAATCTAGGCACATTTTCACATACCCTCGCTGCTTATCTTTGCAGCCAACCACCGATCCTGCGGCAGAACCTTTCACACCCTTTATGCGGGTGAACACTCCCGTGTCAGGGTTGTAATTCAATAACTCTTTAAGTCGTTCTTGTGTAATGTCGTCAGCCATATCTTAAATCCAACTGGTCGCCTTCCTCATTATACGCTATTTCCTCTGGATTTTCATCGTTATACTCTTCATATGGCTCGTCATTTGGATCAGGTTCAACAGGTTCGTCAGGGAAAACTAAAGCAATGATTGCCTCTTTGACTTCGTCGTCCTCGCGTAAGGCTTTGAGGAGCCACTCGCGGAAATGGTCGTCACTAATTACCAATTCATTCGGAACAGGTGCAGGCGCTGGTGCGGGAGCCTCTTGTGTTGCCTTTAGTAAAGCCGTCCTAAAACTCTCAGCGTATCCGGCGATCAATTGCGCCTTATCAATGCCGTTGATGATACGGCGCGCATTAACGTAATCCCTGCGACCTTTGCCGATGTAGTCTGACAGTCGCTTGCCCGTGAAGGCGCCAGTGACCATGCCCTCAAACGCCGCCCGTAACGCTATCGGCCAAGACAGGCCATCCTCGACCGACTTAATGTCCCAACGCTTCCAATTCACCGCCCAGGTGACTTGTATCAATCCAACGCCGACGTAGGGATAATACTTCTTGCTGCGCAAATATCTATCGCCACCACCCTCCTTAACTGGTGTCATTTTTCTACCAGTTTCGTGAAAGATGGTCGCCAGAACATACGCCATTTCATCCGCTGGCATACGCGGCCATCTGGTCTGCCAGTAGTCGATTGTCTTCTCCATGCCATCGACTTGCCCGACAGTTAAGGAGCCGCCAAAGACAGGCTGTCGAACAGCGCGAAAGAAGATGTCTCGATTAATCATGCGAACCTCTTCAAGAGATGCGCGATCGGCGTGCCGGAGTCATGCACAAAGTCAGACGTAATTTGCGGGACAATCTTATCCCAGAACGTCTCCCATAAGTGAACGACATACGACCCATCCGCCATCTCTAACGTCTTGCGAACATCCTCCGGCTCACTCGCCTTCAGATAACTGTCGTCGTAGTAGTGATAGGGAAGGAAATACTTGTTATCCAACAGCGTCACCTTGTCTGGATATTCGCTGCACAGTTTAGCAGGCAGGCGCGCACAATGATGCGCCCATACACCAGTGCGCAGACTGTCAGGCATACGCTCAAGCCAGTGCTTGATAAACGCGGAGCCCTTCCTCGCAATGATCGTGGAGTTGTTCGTCTCTATGTCGTCGTTGTCGATGTTGAAGCCAGAGATGACGCAGTCGTGCTTGAAAAACTCATTCAGCGGCTTCAGCGTGATGGCGTCCGTGTCCATGTAGACGCCGCCCATCTCATACAGTTTTTGCAGCCTCACCACGTCAGCTTGATACTGTGGGAAGCCAGAGAGCGTGACGCCGCCATGCTCCGTCGGCGGCTCCATATGGACCAAACTAACGCCCGGAATTGACGCCATTGAAATCCAGTGCGGGTTATTCTCAGGCGCAACATTGTAGTAGACGAAGATGTTGTCAGGCTTCTGTATCTCGCTTGCCGACTTAACGGCTAGATAATTAACATAGCTGAACGGCCTGCACAGACGATTGTCGTTCGAGAAATGGATGAAATGCACAATGTTGGGCACGCCATCCTTGTCGCCCTCATACCACTTCATGTTCTCGATGAGACGCGGATCATTCGGGCTCAACCGGAGAGCCTCACGACCATAATGCGCCGCCTGATCCTTCAGCCCTAAATTCCAAGCGGCCAGCGCCGCCAAGTCATAGGGCTCATGGCCCCAACTTTCCGGCAAGGCGACATACTCGTAATTGCGCTCTTTAATGCGAAGCAACCGACACGCCGCCGAGTAGCACTCAGCCCAATTCTGCCGTGCGTAATAGAAACGCGCCAGAACAAGCCAAGGATCGCGCACCGTTGGATACTCAGCGCAAGACTTAAGATAGTAGGCTTCGGCGTGTCCGTAATCCCTGAGATTGTGGTAGCACTCCGCAATGATACGCAACGCGTAACACCGCTCCGCAGTCCATGTAGCATCCGGCTGCTTCAGATACTTCTCATACGCCGGGATAACATCCGTCCAGCGAGATGCGTAATACAACTCACGCGCATAGTAGAATTGGCTCCGCGTGCAGTCTGGATTCTCCTCAATCGCCATCTCCAGCATCGGCAGATACTGGCTTCGGCTCTTATCCTTGTCAGGCATGTGCGTTATGAGAACCTTGTCTGACTGCACCATCACTTCCGTCAGGCGCGGATCAATCACTTGGAATTCGTGACAAGGATACTTCCAGATGTAACCGTGACGCGCATGAACACGCTGCGCCTCGTAGATATGCCCCTGCGTGAAATCAAAGCGATGGCGCAAACGCGTCACGCCACCGACCCACAGACGCTCTATCTCCTCACGCCAGCCCGGTTCTAAAACTTCATCAAGGTCAAGAGAGACGCAAACATCAGCGTCACCGGGGACCAAAGCCAGAGCAGCATTGCGGGCAGTATCAAAGCGCCAAGGGTTAATGCTGATGGAGTAGACTGAGGCTCCGCAATCACGCGCAATCTGGACCGTGTCATCCGTTGAGCCCGTGTCTGCGATAACGATATAATCTGCGCCTGATGCTGAGTCACAAAATCGTTTGACATGCTTTGCCTCCTGCTTTGCGATGGCATAAACCGCAATCTTCATCAGACTGCCTCAATCAGTTTCGGATCATCCCTGATTATGTTCGCTATGCGGTGCGCTTGCTGCTCACGCTCAATCACCTCTTGCAGAACACGCGTGTTTGAATCGTTCGCCTTCACCATCTCGTTGCGGAACGACTCAACAGCCGCGCCGGTGTGACGCGACTCCTTCGCCGTCTCAATCAGCAATGTGGGTAGCCAAGCAACGGAGCATCCCCACTCATCAATCTCCTTGCCCGTCTGTGGGTGCGTACCGCGCAATTGCATGAACCACGAGCATTGCATCTGGACGCATTCTTTCTTGATCAGCGGGCAGAACGTCCCCGGTTTTAACTGCATAAATCACCCATCGTATGAAGCCATGATCACATCAACATACTTCACATCGAGATTGAGAGACGTGCCATTGAACGCAAATCCACTGATAGTTGTGGCGGTGGATGTTCCTGACGTGAATGTCATGCTCGTCGCCGTTGCGGTGCTTGTGTCGATCGCAAAGTTATTGTCGTGCGTGTGACCGGCGCCGCCACCTTGCGCGTCAATCGTAATGCCGGTTTTCTTCGTCTCGACTGCCGATGTCGGGTAGCTGGGAAGATAACCTGATCCTGTAAAACACGCCGTTGTAACTCCGATGCCAAACGGAGAGCGTGAATCGCCAGTCAACGCACTAGAATGCGTGTGGCCCGGATCAGTGAGATTGTGATTATGATACGGCATCTCGCTCAACGTCAGATTGTGGTAAAGAACGGAGCCCGTAAGTTTAACGCCGGAGACTTTACCGTCAGTGACCGTTCCAGCCGCAGAGCCGGTGACTTTAGCGTTCGACGTGTCAATCTGCCCCTCAATCGGGACGCTCGCCTTAAACAGCGATGAGAAATTAACCGATCCACCAGCCGCCGGTGATCCAGAGACAATGCGCAACACGGCGTCGTTGTTATACGTCAGCTTCGTCCAACCCGTCGGCGCTTGCGGCTGAACGAATAGCGTGATCGTTCCTCTAGGAAATGCTTGGCCCGTTGGTCCGGTTGGTCCGGGATCCCCGCGATCGCCGGTGCTTCCGGTAGGCCCGGTAGGCCCGCGAATTCCGCTAGGTCCGGTAGGTCCGGGCAAAGTTGACGCTGGACCCGCAGGCCCGACGGGCCCCTCAGACACAGGGCCGGCGTTATTCCACGTTGAAGCGCCATCCCAGATGTATAGGTTCTTCGTGTCGTTCGTCAGCCACGCGTCACCAGCAACGCGACCCGTTGTCGGCAAGTTAGCGAATGACGCAACGGCGCCCTTGTATGTAATGCCCGGCGATGCTGTTCCGGTTGCGCCAGTTGGCCCGGTTGCCCCGGTGGCTCCGGTCGGCCCGGCCACTGTGGAATTCGCCCCGGTCGCCCCGGTGGCTCCAGTAGCCCCGGTTGGTCCGGGTATCGTCGAGTTTGCACCAGTAGCCCCGGTTGGCCCTTGAGGCCCGACAACAGTACGCCCATCAGCCCCGGTTGCGCCGGTTGGCCCCGTCGGCCCGATGACACGACCGGCATTGACGTAGCCGTTTACTTCAAGACCAGTGCTTCCAGTGAAGATGTAGAGACAGCCAGTGTTGGCCGCATCCGTCGTGCCGTTGTAAAGCAGCGCGTCGTCAACCCTCAATTGCACAGCTTGTGGCGGCAATCCCGGCCCATCCCAATTAACGGGGATATAGCCGTTCGATGGCAATTCAGATGGAACGCGATTAGTGAATTGACCGCGCAAATTTGCCGTCTGCCCGGCGGGACCAGTGCTTCCGGTTGCACCAGTTGGGCCGGGTATAATCGACGCCGCGCCGGTTGCACCAGTTGGCCCTGTTACGCCGACAGAGGCGAGCCCGTTCGCGTCCCACGTTGCGCCGTCGTAAATGTAGAGATTGTTGTTCTGCAACACGACAAACGCATCATTGCGCTTGCTGCCGGACGTAGGAAGGTCAGTGATCGTCTTGACTGCGCCCTGATAAGTAAAGCCAGCGCCGGTTGCACCAGATGGACCGGTAGCCCCCGTAACACCCGCAGAGGCGCGTCCTAAATCAGTCCACGCGTATGACGTGCCGCTTGGCGACCAAGCCCAAAGATGCTGCGTGTCTAAGGCAACATATGCGTCACCCGCCTGATTGCCTGTTTGCGGCAATGCGCCGGCAGTTTGAACAACACCCTTGTAGTGCATTGCACTGCCAGCCGGACCCTGTGGGCCTGTCGGTCCGGGGACAGTTGACGCGGGACCAGTTGGGCCTTGCGGTCCAGTTTGTCCGTAGCCAAGTGACGCAATCTGTCTCAGCGTAATCTGAACAGAACGACCCTCTTGCACACCTTCAATCTGCTCGTTTCCATTAACAGATGGAACGGTGGGGAGCTGGGGTATCTGAATATCGCTCATAGGTCTGTCCTGTAATTGGCTTAACGATTATCCAACCTTTGGTGGAAACGGCGGCGGCGGCAATGGAGCATCAAGCCAGCGTGTGTAGTATTTGTAATACTCACCGAGGTCAGTGATTTCCTTGTTCACAGGTTTTGGCTTGCCGGAGTATTCAACCTCCCCATCACCGCCAACGCCCGTTGTTGGACCTTCCCACTGCAAAGCGTGAAAGTTAGGCGGTTGTAGGTCAGACAAATCGACTGAGTCTTTCCAAACGCCATCGACACCGACAACTTTATCAGGTTTGATAATTGTGAATCTCATAACGTCCTCGCTTAATCTTTCTTGCAGATGATCGCGTCAACATATTGCACGGCGAGATTAATCGCGTTGCCGCTCAATGTAAGGCCAGAGACGGAACCACCAGATAATTGACCGCCGCTTAATTGACCGCCAGTAAATGATATGCCGCTCACAGTACCAGAGAATGAATGTGAGTGACCGCCGCCGCCGCCCTCTGCATAGGTTTGAACAGTGCTGGCATTATCAAGCCACACAACGGCAGTTGCAGGAGGCGCTTGCGTCGCTGCTTTGTCAAAATAAGCGGCCGTATATCCAATGCCGTGTGTATGAGACGGGATGTCGTTTTTTGTCAGCGTGTATGAGCCAACAGTGCCTGTTACTGTTCCGCCTGCAACAGTGCCTGCGCATGTGCCGCTAACAGTGCCTGTTACTGTGCCGCCGCTTACTGTTCCACTTACAGCCTGACTAGTGAAAGCAGACGTGAACGGAACAGAGCCGCCTGAGCCAACAGAGCCAGTAACAATGCGCAATGCAGAGTTGTCAGTGTAATCCGTCGCTCTCGACCAACCAGTTGGGGCCGATGCTTGCTGGAACAACAGTCTTGTGCCGGATGCAAACTCTGCCAATCCGGTTGCACCTGTCGGACCTGTAGGCCCCGGCGTTCCAACGCCAGTTGGGCCTGTCGGTCCTTGCGGCACAGTGAAGTTAAACGTAGCCGCCGATGACGTGCCAGTGTTCGTGACGTTTGCTTGTGTGCCGGGATTGCCTGTCGTTGTTGTGCCGACGCCAACAGTCGCAGCCGTTCCGGTAATGCCGGTGCTGCCGGTCGCTCCGGTGGTCCCGGTTGCTCCCTGTGGTCCAACGCTAACCGAACCATTGTCAGTCCACTTTGCGCCATCCCAAATGTAAAGGTGATCGTCAGCCTTAACGGTGTATGCGTAACCAGTGACATTGCCCGTCGCAGGCAAGTCGCCAACAGTGTTCACTTGACCGCGATAGATAACGCCTGATGACGGACCAGTGCTCCCAGTTGGTCCCGTTGGACCTTGCGGGATTGTGAAATTGAACAATGCAGCCGCCGACGATCCGGCATTCACAACATTCGCATTCGTGCCGGGATTGCCAGTTGTCGTTGTGCCAACAGAAATTGTCGCCGCCGTTCCAGTGACGCCCGTCGCCCCGGTCGGGCCAGCAACGCCTTGCGGAATTGTAAAGTTGAACACCGCATCAAACGCCGTGCCGGTGTTCACAACATTCGCGCTTGTTCCCGGTGCGCCAGTTGTTGTTAATCCGACGGCAATTGTTCCAGCCTCGCCGGTGACGCCGGTGGCTCCTGTGGCGCCAGTGCTTCCAGTTGGCCCGACAATTGTTTGCCCATCAACGCCAGCAACACCTTGAGGCCCAGTTGCGCCAGTTGGACCGACAATGCGACCAGCATTAATCCAGCCTGCAACCTCCAAGCCGCCAGTGCCTTCAAAGACGTAAACGCAGCCAGTGTGCGCCGCGTCAGTCGTGCCGGTGTAGAGCAGCGCGTCCTTAACTTGAAACTGTATTGCGACAGGCGGATCATTCGGACCGTCAAAGTCTTTCGGGATCAAACCATCAGCCGGCAAGTCAGACGGCACACGATTGTGAAACTCGCCCTTCAGATTTGCAGTTTGTCCGGCTGGTCCGGCGGGCCCGGTTTCGCCTTGGATTCCTTGCTCTCCGGTGACACCACGCAAGCCCTGCTTTCCGTCTGCCCCGGTAGGCCCGGTGGCTCCGGTGACGCCGATCGTAACTGTGCCTTCATCATTCCAACGCAGGCCATCCCAAACGTAGAGAACGTGCGTGTCTTCCGTCGTGTAGGAGTCGCCGGAGACATTTCCCGTCTTTGGCAAGTCGCTCTCACTTGGCACTTGCCCCTTATACAAAACGCCCTTGCCGGTGGCCCCGGTTGGTCCTGTCGGGCCAGTGACACCCGCTGATGCAGGCGCAACATTTGCCCAGCCAGCAACGGGCGCACCTAACGCGTCAAACGACGCCGGTGACTTGTAGACCCACAAGCGGCCTGTATCGAGTGCAACAAACGTGTCGCCATCTGTGTTGCCCGTTGCAGGGAGATTGTCTGCCGTCGGAACAGCGCCTTGATACACAAGCGCAGAAGCGTCAGCCCCGGTTGGTCCGGTGGCTCCGCGAGCGCCGGGAACGCCGGGCTCCCCGGTTGGTCCGATAGGCCCGGCAGGTCCGGTTGGTCCAGTTACGCCGCCGCCACCACCACCGCCAAGCTCCGCAATTGCTTTTGCAGTGACGCGAACAGACGTGTTGTTTTGAACAGCCTCTAGCAATTCATCGCCGGTCAATTTCGTTGCAGGCGGCAATTGTGGAATCTGAACGTAATTAACCATTGCTATTTCCTCGTGAATTTACGCTTTATCGTGTTCTGCCAGGGCGTGGGCTCAGACAATCTGACGTCTTGCAATTGCGTCACACGCTCATCGCCGCTCATCGTGACAAAGACTTTTGTTTCGTAAAACTCGAACGGATACGTCAGGCGGATATTGCCATCCAGCGTCTGACGAACGTCTCCACTTTCTGTCGCTCGTAAATCGGAAAATACAACCGCCGCCGTTGCGCGAATATCGCCCACCATCGTGGCACGGAAAAGGCCATCCTGCGTGACACGCCAGTAATCCACAAACGGAATAGGATCGTATGGTGGCGGTGGAACCTTCAAGCGCAATTGCGTTAATCGCTTCGCATTGTCCTGCGTGATACGCGTGTCGCTCTTCGCGTCAGCAACACGCTCACGCGTCTCAAACGGTGGCGCCAGCATGTCATTGCCATTTTGCTCAACAATACGCTTGTCGCTATTGAGCGTCGTGCGCTGATCGCCGGAACGCATTTGCAAGCCAGTGCGTGGGTCTGTCGTCGTCGGGCCAACAGTCGTGCGGTAATCCGTCTCCATCGCTGCCCAATTAGGCACACGAGGATTTTGAATTGGCACTGGATCAGCGGGAAGAATTAATGAGCGCAATTGAGCCTGTGGCCTGTCCTCACAGCCAGAGCACACAAGTATCCGCTTGTTGATCATGCCGGCGCCGGCGTAATCCATTTGCCAGCGAAGATTGACGTGTTGGTGTTGAAAGCCGCACCGATCACAAATTGCCAGCGCCTGCGGGAAGCGGGAACTTATTCTGACATGCTTTCCCTGGCGAGATGCGTAAGCCATTATCTGTAGTAACCTCCAAGCTGCGGAGACAGATAAGTCTTGACGTCTTCGATGTTTTGCTCAGACGCAACTTGATACGCTTCCTTGGATGAAGCATCCAATGCCGCGGCCATTTCTGGCTTCCAGATCATTGCAAGACGCGCGGCCAGGCCAAAGATAAAGGCCTCCTGGAAATACAATGGGATTTCTGGTCCGCTTGCCCCCTGCATATCAACGTCAGGAATTTGTTTCATGTAGTAACCGCGCAACACAAAATTGTCCGAGCTCGGCGTCGGCCAGACATTAATCGTGCTATTGAGTTGCTGATTGAACCAAAAACAGGTCGGAAACCCTTGCTGGTTCTTATTCGGAAACGATGCAAACTCTGTTCGGCTTATCGACGTAATAATGCGATCGGCGCCAGGATATTGCGTGACATAAACGTCAAGCAGACCGACAATGTCGTCGGGAAGCAAATACTCTCCTACACCCGTTTTTAACGGGATCTCGAATTTCTCAACTTCCCAGAGATTAATGCCCTCCGCACTCCACCGAGCCAGAAGCATATTCGTAGCCATGCGCGCTGACTCGATATGCTCTTGCAACAATGACGATGGACGCAAACCAATCAACTGGAATGCGTATAACGTCATCGCTCCTATGTTTGGCTGGAAGAGTTTAGGAGTCGCCATGTTGTGATCAATACTCGATAATCACAACGCCACCACGACCAACGTAACCGCCGCCGCCACCGCCAGAGTTGTTTGCTTCGCCAGCACCACCCGCGCCAGTGCCATAACCAGAGGTAGGAAAAGTGCCGCCAGATGTTCCCAAGAAGGAACTGCCGCCAGCGCCGCCAACAGTTTTTGGGCCATGCGGCGTCGTAACACTTAGTCCCGGCAAACCATTGCCGCCTGACACTGCATCAAGATTGAACATTACTGCGCCGTCAAAGCCATCGGTTTTCACAACACCGCCGTCGCCCGGCTTTGTGAAGCCTTTCTTCTCACTGCCTTGCACATAGCCACT